GGTGCCCGCCGGTCACGCAAGACCAGTCCGGCGGGCACCCGACCCGAGGGGGAGGCGGCCTCGGGTGTGGGGAGAACATAAAACGGGATATATCCGCGTCAATCCGGAAAGGCGGACATGTCCCATTTTTTGCGGTGCGCATCCCGAATACTGCGGATGGCGCTTGAAATCGCTCGACATTGCCGAGGGTTGTGCGCAGTCTTTCGGCAACCGCGCGCATGGGGCCGTGCGGACCTGGGGATGGGGCAATCATGAAAAAGGGATTGGCTGCGGTCGTCGTCGGCGCGATTGCGCTCGGCGGGTGCGTGACGACCGAGGTGACGAGGTTCCAGCCGGGGCAGGGGCAGGAATCGATCTATCGCCAGGGCCTGCCGGCCGTGGTGTCGATGAAGCCGGGCAGCACGATGATCATCGCCCCGGTGACGCGCAACCAGGCGCCCGGCCTGCGGCCGAGCTACGTGGCGGCGATCTACAATTCCTCCGGCCAGCCGGTGACCTTCGAATACACCGGCATCACCGTGCATCAGCGCGGGCCGGACGGCGGCATGCGGCCGGTCAGGGTCTACAACGTCGACGACCTGCAGCGCGAGGCGCGCAATCAGGCGATCATGGGGGCGATCCTCGTCGGCGCGGCGGCGGCTGGCGGCGCGGCGATCGCGGCCAACAATGCCGGCCATTATTCCGGAACCGGCACGATCTACGGGCGCCACGGCGCGCGGACCTTCACCTATTCAGGCTGGGATCAGGGCCGGGCCAACGCGGCGGCGGCCGGCGTGGCGGCGGCGGGTGGTGTGGCCGTGGGCGCGATTGCCGTCCAGGGCCAGCAGGCGGTGGCGGCGCTGGAAAGCCAGATGCTGCAGACCAACACGATCATGCCCGGCGAGTGGTACGGCGGGCAGTTCCAGTTCGCCCGGGATGCCAAGGAGGGCCCGCGCATTCCGCACAGCGACCCGCGCCAGTACCGGATTGACTTCGCGGTCGGGCCGACGACGCACGTGTTCGACCTGACGACGGAGCGGGTGAAGCAGGAGTGAATGGCAGGTGCGCCCGGCCGATCCGGGCAGGGCGCACCATGTCGGGCGCGCTAGAAGGCCAGCCGGGCGGCGCGCAGCGAGCCGAATTTCTCGGGGCCATATTTGGTGTCGACCACGACCGAGCCGTCTTCATACTGGCGGTAGTTCCGGCCTTTCACGTCGCCCCGACGCACGATCACGCCGAATTCGTCCGCGTCGACGGAATGGCTGACGACGCGCGCCGGAACGACCTCACCGTCCGGGCCGGTGGATGGCTGTTCGATGGGAACGATCGCAGCGGCGCGCCTGCCAAGCGCCGCGGCGATGCGGTCGGCCCCGCGCACGACGCCGTCGTAGACCATGATCAGCAGGCCGGTGACGATCGCGCACTGGGCGATGGCGCCGAGATGCAGGTTGTAGACGTCGCCGCCGCCAACGAACAGCATCAGCCAGCCGAGGCAGGTGATCATCACGCCGACATAACCGAGGCCGCCCATGTTCCCCTCCGGGTTGCGTTGAGGGGCGCATCTTCACCCGGCCTCGCGAAAAAGTCGAGTGACGGGGCATCGTGTGGCGGGTGTGGGGTGGGTCAGGCGTTGTCGAGCAGGATGGCGCCGACGACCATGCCCACGTAGTTGATCCAGAGATCCTGCGAGGTCCTGATCTGGATCCAGTCCTGATGCGCGGGATCGGTCGATTCCGGCACGAGCCAGATGCTGCCGTCACGGGGTTCGCGGTAGACGGTCTTCAGGGTGTGCTCGCGGGTTCCGTCCGGCTTCGACCGCTCGACGTGGTAGCGCTGGCCGGGGATCAGATCCTTCTCGCGGTCGAGGCGATGCTGCAGGATCACGAGCGTGCCGGCCGGAAAGACCTTGTTCATGGAGCTTCCCCGGATTTCCGCCGCGTAGAGTGCCCCCGGCGCATAACGCCGCCGGGCCGGGAACAGCGCGAAGCGCGCCTCTTCCCCCGTCCAGTCGTCCTCCTCCCGCCACACACCGGCCTGCAACGTGCCCTGGACCGGGACGCGGGTGTAGTCGGGCGGGATCGTGTCGCCGTCGAGGGCGAAGATGCCGGGGCTGATCTCCCGGCCGGGCGCGTTGTCGATGTCCTCGACGCCGCGCCCGAAGGCCAGCCACTCCGGCGTCGTGCGCAGCACCGGCGCGAGCTGGGCGAGCGTCTCCAGCTTCGGCGTCGCTCCCTTGCGCTCGAGGTCGCGGATCAGCCCGGCGCTGAAGCCTGCGTCCTTCGACGCCTTCGCCGCCTTGATCCGGCATGCGGCAAGCCGCGCGTTGATGCGCGCGGTCACCTCTTCCTTGTGCTGCCTGGCGGTCTCGTCGGTCATGTCGGGATTATTCCCGATCATGAAATCCGCTCCAATATGGACATGACCCGTTGACGAAATCGGGACATGTCCCGTATCGTGTCCGGCATGAGTGATATCCAGCATCTCCTGACCCTCGTTGACGCCTACTGCCAGGCAACCCGTGCGGCGGAGACGACCCTCTCCACCCGCGTCTTTTCGGACGGCAAGCGGCTGAACGCCATCCGCGCCGGCAGCGACATCGGCGTGCGCCGGTTCGCGCGGGCGATGCAGTGGTTTTCCGACAACTGGCCGGAGGGTCTCGACTGGCCGGCCGATGTGCCGCACCCCGCCTGCGCCGAGCCTGCCGCCACCCCCTCACCCCAGCCCTCTCCCCGTGGGGGAGAGGGGGTTTGCGCTGAGGCCTCGACATGAGCTGCGCGATTCGCCTTGTCGCCGGCCGGGCGGTGTGCCGCGACTGCGGCCTCGAGGTGGCCGCCACGTCGCGGCTGACGACCTGCCCGCGCGAACGCGAGGCCTATGGCCTGTGCAGCCTGCCGGGGCAAGGGTTCGAGCCGTTTCCCGAGATTCCTCTTTCCCAACCCGCCGTCGGCCGCGCTCCCTCCCGCGCCGACCCGGTGCCCGGCGCCTCACCCCTTTGCGCCGCGCCGGCGGGGCCGTGTCCTCCTGCGGCCCCGCATGGTCTTGCCCGCCCTGTCCTCTCGTCTGACGGGAGCCCCGAATGAGCCTGCGCGACATCACGGCCCGATTCTCCTGCGACGGGTGTGGTGCCCGTTTCGAGGGCTACATCGACCCTGCGTGGCGCACCTGCGAGGTCCTGCCCAGCGTGTTCGATCTTGCCGAGGACGCGATCCGCGGCTTCGGCCCCGGCTCGGTGCAGGCCGACATGCACCTCTGCGCCGCGTGCACGCGGGTCGCGGACGCGATCGGCGACGAGGAATATCTCCCGACGCGCGACGAGATCGTTGCGGCGCTGGCGCGGGCGGACCGTCCGGAGCGCGCCCCATGAAGACCGCCCGCGCCCTGCATCTCAGGATCGTGCTGCACGACCGGCTGACGCCGTCGGGCGGGGGCATGACCTCCTGCCCGGACGTGGTGCGGCTGGTGCCGGACAGCGGGCTCGTGCTGCGCGCCCATGATGGCGCGTGGCTCTCGCGGCAGCAGATGCGGATCTTCTGCGCGGTCGCGGCCAGTTACCACCGACGCGTGCCTGTCGGCGAGATCGTCGAGGCGCTGACCTTCGATGACCCGACCGGCGGCGCGGCGACGATCATCGATATCATCAAGGTGGCCACACTGACGATCACGCGCGGCTCGCCGGCCTCGGCCTGCAGATTGTCTGTGAGGATCGCGGCTTTCGCGCCCTCAACGATCTCCGCCACCCGTCGCACCACCGCCCGCCCTCCCTCATTCGTGCCCGTCCGGCGCTCTCCGCCGGGCCGGAAGGACCCTGATCTCCTGGGCCCTGATCTCGGGGCCCCCTGATCTCTACGCAGTTTCCCGCACGCCCGCGTGCGCCGCAACAAGAACGCGAGGTTCAAGTTATGAACGCTGTCAAGCCCCGGATTTCCGGGAGTTCCCATGACGCGATCCGGCGGCTGGTCGCCGGCTGCGGCGGGGTGGAGGCGGTCGCCGATTTCCTCGGCAAAGGAGCCTCCACCGTCTACGCCTGGACCAATCCGGACAGCCCCGGCGAGGCGCCCTTCGCGCTGATCGCCACGCTCACCGACCATTTCGGCGCCACCGCCTGCGCCGAGCATCTGGCGCTTCGGGCCGGCGGCGTGTTCCTGCCGCTGCCGCCGGCCGACAGCGGCGCCGCCGAGGTGCTGTCGGCGGAGGTGGCCGACGAGGTGGGCGGGCTGCTCGCCGACATGATCCGCTCGTCGGCGAAGGGCTCGGAGGGCGGCGAGGCGTGGACGCCGCGCGAGGCGGCGCGGATCCTCGCCGATGCCGACCGCCTGCTGCACACGGTGGCCGAAATCCGCAGCCTCGCCGCACGGGTGGTGACCCCGCCCTCGGCCGACGCGGTGGTGCCGTTCACGGGCGCGCGCCGCCCGGCGCAGGGCGGGGAGGGCGGCTGATGTCCTTTCCCTCGCCGCATGTCCTTGCCCGGGTGATTCTTGCCGCCTGCCGGATCACCGGCGAGGCGCCGGAGGATGTGGTGCGCGGGGCGATGGGCCTGCGCGCCCGGCATTACGCGCTGGCCGGGCTGATCGTCGCCTTTCCGGAGGCGGAAAAGCGCAGCTTGGCGCGGTGTCTTGGCTATGGCTCCGTCAACTCGGCGGCGTCCAATCTGGGGCAGTGCCGGCGCAGCCTGTGGTGGCGCGAGGAGAATGTGGACGCCTGCCGGGTCGCGGCGCTTTGCGGCGCTGTTCCGGCTCCGGCTCCGGCTCCGGCTTCCTCGGTTCCGCCTCCCGTGCCTGCGGAGCCCGCGCCGGTGGCGCCCGATCTCGCGGCCCTTTCCGCGCCTGCCTTCCGCTGGGCCGACATGCCGTTCGAGGATCGGGTGCAGGAGGTGCGCCGCCGGCTCGATGCCGGGATGTCTCTGGCCGGGATCGCCACGGCGCTCGGCGCGCAGAGCCGGGGTGCGATCGTCGGCTTCATCGACCGGAACCTGCGGAAGGACGAGCGGGAGCCTCGGCCGGAGCGGCCTTTGTCTTCGGCGCGGGCCGAAAAGCCGTCGCCCGCGCCGCCCGTGGTTCTTCCCGAGATCTTGCCGCCGCCGGAGGGGACCGTCACGCTGTTTTCGGCAGGTCTCCTGCAGTGCCGCAACCCGCTGTGGGGCGCGGCGACACCCGGGCCGGAGCGTGCCTTCGTCTGCGGCGCGCCGGTGGTGCCTCCCACGTCCTATTGCCGGGCCTGCGGCCTGCGGCTCTTCGCCGGCAAGGCGATCACGCGCGGGTCGATGACCCTGCCGACAACCTCCAACCGTCACGCCACCACCCGGCCCGATCCGGACCGTCGCAACCGTCCGGTGCTCGCCGCATCGGGGAAAGGCTGGGCATGACCGACATCCTCGCTCCCGGCTTCGCCCCCGCCCCCGCGCCCGACGCTTACCGCGCCTTCCTCGAGTCGAAGATCAGGATGCGCCGGCGACCGGCTTCGATGTCGACCCGGCCGAACTCAATCCGCGCCTGAAGGACCACACCCGCGCCATCGTGCGCTGGGCGGTGGCCGGCGGGCGGCGGGCGGTGTTTGCCAGTTTCGGGCTGCACAAGACCGCGACCCAGCTGGAGATCCTGCGCATCCTGCGGGGGCGGATCGGCGGCGAGCAGCTGATCACCCTGCCGCTCGGCGTGCGGCAGGAGTTCTTTCGCGAGGCCGCCGCGCGGTTCGTGGCGGATGAGGCGGGCGATCACCGGGTCGCGCTCAAGTTCATCCGCTCGGATGCCGAGATCGACGGCGGCGACCACATCTACGTGACCAATTTCGAGAGCGTGCGCGAGGGCAAGGTCAGCCCCAAGCTGTTCTCGGCCGCCAGCCTCGACGAGGCGAGCGTGCTGCGCTCCTTCGGGTCGAAGACCTATCAGGAGTTCACCGACCTCTTCCGCGACGTGCGGTTCCGCTTCGTGGCCACCGCCACCCCCTCGCCGAACCGCTTCAAGGAACTGATCCACTACGCCGGATTCCTCGGCGTGATGGACACGGGGCAGGCGCTGACCCGCTTCTTCCAGCGCAACAGCACAAAGGCCGGAGACCTCACACTCTACCCGCACAAGGAACGCGAATTCTGGCTGTGGGTCGCCTCTTGGGCGGTGATCATCCAGAAGCCGTCCGACCTCGGATTTTCCGACGAGGGCTATGACCTGCCGCCGCTGAAGGTGACCTGGCACGAGGTGCCGGCCGGCGACGGCGGCACGCAGGTGGACCGCGACGGGCAGATGATGCTCGTGCGCGACGGGGCGCGCGGCCTTCCGCAAGAGGCGCGCGAGCGGCGCCTGGCGCTGCCGTCGGTGATCGAGAAGCTCAAGGGGATCGTCGCCGCCGACAAGGCTGACCCGAGCGGCGATCACCGGATCATCTGGCACGACCTGGAGGACGAGCGCCGCGCGATCGAGAAGGCGATCCCGGGCGCGCGCTCGGTCTGGGGCACGCAGGATCTCGACGAGCGCGAACAGCGGATCGCCGACTTCTCCGACGGGCTGTTCCCGATCCTCTCCACCAAGCCGGTGATCGCCGGATCGGGCTGCAATTTCCAGCGCTTCTGCCACAAGGCCGCCTTCGTCGGCGTCGGGCACAAGTTCAACGACTTCATCCAGGCGATCCACCGGCTGCAGCGCTTCGGCCAGCCGCATCCCGTCGAGGTCGACGTGATCTATCCCGAGACGCTGCGCGAGACGCGCCGCGACCTCGAGGACAAGTGGGCGCGGCACGAGGAGATGGCGACGAAGATGAGCGAGATCATCCGGACCTACGGCCTCGACCAGCTGTCGATGGCCACGGCGCTCACCCGCTCGATCGGGGTGGAGCGGATCGAGGCGCGCGGCGAGGGCTGGCAGGTGGCCAACAACGACTGCGTCGACGAGGCGCGGCGGATGGAGGACGGCAGCGTCGACCTGATCGTCTCGTCGATCCCCTTCTCCAACCACTACGAATACACGCCGAGTTACAACGATTTCGGCCACACCGACGACGACGACCATTTCTTCGCCCAGATGGACCACCTGACGCCGGAGCTGCTGCGGGTGCTCAAGCCCGGCCGCAACGCCTGCATCCACGTCAAGGACAGGATCCTGTTCGGCTCGGTCACCGGCTTCGGCACGCCGACGGTCAACCCGTTTCATGCCAAGACGCTGGCGCACTTCATGCGCCACGGTTTTCTCTACATGGGCATGATCACGATCGACACTGACGTGGTGCGCGAGAACAACCAGACCTATCGGCTCGGCTGGAGCGAGAACGCCAAGGACAGCACCAAGATGGGCTGTGGCTCGCCCGAGTATCTGCTGATCTTCCGCAAGCTTCCGACCGACCGCACCCACGCCTATGCCGACGAGCGGGTGACCAAGGACAAGCCGCTGTGCCGGGCTCCTTCCGACGACGGAGGCGAGGGTGCCCTGGTGCCCTTCGACCGCAAGCTGACGCCGGAGCCGGGCACCGGCTACAGCCGGGCTCGCTGGCAGATCGACGCGCACGCCCGCTGGCGATCCTCCGGCAACCGCAACCTGACGGCCGCCGAATTCGCGGCGCTCGACCCGAAGGTGGTCGGCAAGGTGTTCAAGGCCTTCTCGATGGAAGAGGTCTACGACTACGAGACCCACGTCGCGATCGGCGAGGCACTCGACGCGCGCGGCACGCTGCCGTCCGACTTCATGTCGCTGTGGCCGGGCACGACCCGGCCCGACGTGTGGCATGACGTGGACCGGATGCGCACGCTCAACACCTCGCAGGCCGCCAAGGGCCGTGAGATGCACGTCTGCCCGCTGCAGTTCGACATCGTCGACCGCTGCATCGCGCGCTTCTCGGCGCCCGGCGACCTCGTCTTCGACCCCTTCGGCGGCCTCTTCACCGTCCCGGTCCGCGCGCTGGCGCTGGGTCGCCGCGGCCGCGCCGCCGAACTCAACCCCGGGTATTTTCTCGATGGGGTGAAGTATCTCGAGGCCGAGGCGCGGAAGAAGGCGGTGCCGTCGCTGTTCGACCTGCTGGAGGCGGCGGAGTGATGCGCGAGATCAGCATCGACAGCTTTGCCGGTGGCGGCGGCGCATCGACAGGATACGAGATGGCGATGGGCCGGTCGCCGGACATCGCGATCAACCACGACCGGTTCGCGCTGGCGATGCACCGGGCGAACCACCCGGCCACGCGGCACATGCTCCAGGACGTGGCGACGGTCGATGCCGTCGGCATGTGCGGCGGCAGGCCGATCGGCATGCTGTGGATGTCGCCCGACTGCACCGACCATTCGAAGGCCAAGGGCGCGGCGCCGCGGCGCGACGGTGACAAGACCACGCGCGGGATCGGCTGGGCCATCTTCGGCTGGGTCAAGGCGCTGCCGAAGTGGCAGAAGCCCCGTGTGATCTTTCTCGAAAACGTCGAGGAATACGTCGACTGGGGGCCGCTGCTGCCAGATGGCAAACGGTGCCCGGTGCGCAAGGGCGAGACCTTCAAGGCCTTCGTCGAGGCGTGGCGCGCGCTCGGCTACGTGGTGGAGTGGCGGGAGCGGCGCGCCTGGTGGTCGGGCTCGGCCACGATCCGCAAGCGGCTGTTCATGGTCATGCGCCGCGACGGCGAGCCGATCGTCTGGCCGGAGCGGCATTTCGGCGATCCCGGCAACGCGGCCGATGCCGCGCGCATCGTGGCCGGCGAGATGAAGCCCTGGCCGATCGTGGCCGACTGCATCGATTTCAGCCTGCCGATCCCGTCGATCTTCGACAGTTCGGCGGAGATCAAGGCCAAGCTCGGCCTGGTCGCCAAGCGGCCGCTGGCGTTCAACACGATGGCCCGCGTCGCCAAGGGCGTGCAGAAGCGCGTCCTGCGCAGGCGTCCCTTCATCGTGAAGGTGAACCACACGGCCCGCCGCGGCGAGGCGCGCGACCGCTCGATCGACATGCCGCTGTCGGCCCTGACCGCAACACGCGACGACGCGATCGTGATGCCCTTCGTCGCCTATGCCCAGCAGGGCGGCGGCACGCGGCCGGCCGATGCCCCGTCGCAGACGTTCACGGCCTCGGCGAAGGACCAGAATGTGGTCATTGCCCCCTATCTGGTGCCGCGCTACGGCGAGCGCGACGGACAGGAGCCTCGCAACCTGGCCGTCGACAAGCCCGGACCGACGCCGGTGCCGACCGGGAACGAAGGGTCGCTCGTCGCGGTCTCGCTCTGCCGGGAGTTCGGCAACTCGGTCGGTTCCGGCGTTGCCGAGCCGGTGGGGACGATCACGGCCGGCGGCAGCGGCAAGACCTCGCTGGTGGCTGCCTTCATGGCGCAGCATTCGGCCGGGACGCACCCGGGCCAGCCGTCGAAGCCGGTCGACGAGCCGCTTTCGACGCTGACGGTGCGCGGGACGCAACAGAATGTTGTCGCGGTCTCGATGCTGACGCTGCGCGGCAGCGAGCGGCGCACCGCAGCGGCGGACCAGCCGGCAACGACGATCTCGTCGGGCGGGCAGCACCACGCGCTCGTCAGCATGCCGCTGATGACGGTCTACTACGGCACGGACGAAGTCGGCGCGAGTGTCGATGCACCTGGGCGCACGGACACCGCCAAGGCCCGGTTCGGCCTCGTCGAGGCGCTGGCCGGCGTTCCGCCCTTCTCGGCCGGGCATGAGGCCAAGGCGCGCAAGGTGGCGGATCTGCTGCGCGCGCATGGCTGCTGGGACGACCGGGAGTTCGTCACAGTCGATGTCGACGGCATCCTGTTCGTGATCGTCGACATCTGCATGCGGATGCTGACGCCGCGCGAGCGCTACACCGCCAACGGATTTCCCCTCGACTACATCATCGACCACGGCATCGACGCCGACGGCTCGATCATCCGCTTCACGCTGGAGCAGCAGGGGCACATGTGCGGCAACGCCGTCTGCCCGACGGAGGCCCGCGACCTGGTGGCGGCCAACTACCAGCCGCGCGAAGTGTCCGCCCCGGTTCGGAAGCGGACGGCCAAGCCGATGGAGATGTTCGCGTTCGGGGAGGCGGCGGAGTGATGCGCCCTCTTCTTTCAGGCGGCCTCGACGCCGATCACCAGCCGCTGCCCCATCGCCGCCAGCGCCGCACTGAGCGTCGGCAGCTTGGTTGGGTGCATCGGGTCGAGGATGCGGCGGGCGGCCTTCTCGTCGATGCCGAGGCGGTGGGCGAGTTCGGTGCGGGTGATGTCGGCGGCGAGAAACGCCTCGATCACGGCGAGCTTGGCCGCCACCTCCGGTTCGGGCGCGATCTGCGGCATCGCTGGCGCCGGCGAGGCGGCGGGGAGCGTCCGGCCAGCGCGCAGGATGGCAAGCAGCGCCAGCCCGAGGGCATCGGCGGCATTGGCGCGGGCCTCCGCTTCGCCTGTGCCCTCGGTGATAGCCTCCGGCACGTCCGGGAAGCTGACGACGGTGACGGCCGGATCGTCGCCGGGCTCGAAAAGGGCGGGGTAGGTGTAGGTTCTCATCTCTGCGGTTCCGTTCAATTTGCCCGTCCGGGCGGTGATGGAGGCGGGCGACGCCGGGGCTCAATCGAGCCCCAGCGCCTTCCTGATCTTCCGGGCCGTCTTCGGGTCGATCTCGCGGGAGGGGAGGGTGGTGAATGTCTCGCCGACCCAGACCATCGCGTGGCCGCCCTTGCCTCTGCCTGTCTCGACCCGGAAGCCGAGGTTTTTGGCTTTGGCTTCGTCCCGGAGGGCGGCGATGAAGCGGTCTCGCTTATCCATGTCCGTCTCCGTTTCGATGAATTGACTATCGGACATTTTTGTCCGCCCGTCAAGGGATTTCGGACAAAAAATGTCCGAAAGAATTGGCGCGCTGGAGGCATCGAGGCGGGGGTGCTGGCCATGACCACCCTCGACGATCTTGCCCGCGAGTTGGGCCGGGCGCGGGCCGCGTATGAGCGGCGGCGGGACAATGCCGATCTCTATCGCCGGATGCTGGAGGCGCAGGTGGCGTTTCAGGACGCGCAGCTGCGAGCGGCGCAGGAGACGATCGCCCGCGAGCGGGCGCGCTGTCTGGCCCTTGGCAAGGCGCTGCGCAAGCGGCGCGAGGGATACGAGCGGGTGATCGAGCAGATGCGGGACTTTGCCCGGCCGCTGCGGCGCAGCCGACGCGGCGCAATCGAGGCGCCGGACCTGTTCGGGGGTACCTCGTGAACGCAGCGGATCAACCCGCCGCCCCTGCCGGGCCGCGCGTCTCCATCCACGACCAGATCAGCTGGCACAAGCGCCACGCGGATGGGCGGGCCAACTTTCTCGCCGATCGCGTCGCCAGGGGCAGGATGACGCAGGCGGCGGCCGACAAGGAGATCGAGGCGATGGACGCCATCGGGCGCACGCTGTCCTTCGTGCGCCGCCATGCCGACGACTTCAGGGCATTCATCGCCGCCCGGCAGGCCTTCGAGGCCGAACGGGCGGCCGAACTGGACAAGATGCAACGGGACGACGTGTCATGAGCGGGCCGCGTTATTCGATCATTCCCGCCGGCGCCGTGGTCGATCCACGTCTGGAGGGCCGCGACCTGCAGGTGCTGGCGCTGCTCGGCATCCACGCCAACGAGCTTGGCTGGTGTCGCCGCAGTCAGGTCACCATGCGCGGCAGCTTGCCTGCGCCCGCTCGACGATCCAGTCGGCGCTGCGGCGGCTGATGGAAGCCGGGTGGCTGGAGAAGCGCACCGGCACGCGCCACAGCGGCGGCGACGCGGCGCACTGGTATCGCGTGCGCCTCGACGTGACTGCGGCCGACATGGCGGCGGCCGGCGCCACGTTGCTGCTGGATGAGGCCGGCGACGACCTGCCGCCGCCTGACGAGATGGGCCTCGACGGGTTTGTCGAGGGGGCTTTCGGGGGGGCTGATTTCGGGCCGGAAGAGGCTGCGGCCGATGCTGTGGACGGTGCCGACCTGTCGGCACCCCCTGCCGACAGGTCGGCAGGGGGTGCCGCTCCTGGACCGGCAGGGGGTGCCGGCCCTGCATCGGCACCAATGTTAACGACCCCTCTTAACGGCTCTTGCCTGAAACCTACCCCCCAACCCCCAAGGGGGAGAGAGAGGCGCGCGCTTCGCAACGACAGGGCCGACGGCAAGCGCAGCGCCACGGACAGGGGAAGCGGGGGCGACGGGGGGCCTCCACCGGGCGATTTCGACGAGGCGGGGTTTGCGACGTTCTTCGAGCGATGGCTGTCGGCCTCCGACAAGCATCGGCACGACAGCAGGTCGCAGGCCTTCGCGGTCTGGAAGGGGCTTGGAGAGGCAGAGCGGGCAGCGGCGAGCCGGGATGAGGCGATCACCACCGTGGTGAGCGAACAGCGCCGCAACGGCCGGAAATCCTTCGTCGCTGCCAAGACCTACCTGCGTGAAAAGTTCTGGGAACGAGGCGGGGGCGATCCGTCGGCGCGGTCGGATACCGGACGCTCGCGCCGTGGTCGCGGGTGTGGTGGGCGCGCTGGTGGTGGCTTTCCCGCCTCGGCGCCAAGGACGCGGCCGGCAACCGGCATCGCGGGCCGCAGATCGCCGCGGCCATGGTGGACAGCGCCCGGCGCAATCTGGCCGTCGGCGAGACCGAAACGGAGGCGGCACGGCTGGAGGCCGTGGCGGTGGGCTTCGTCTATGTGCTGGTCGGATCGAACGAATTTGGCGCGTGGAAGGCGCATTGGCGGCATCGCGGCATCGACCTGCCCAAGCCCGACCATGCCGACAGGATCTTCATGCCGAGCCTCTGGCCCCCCGACGAGGGCGGCGAGGTGATGGAATTTGCGGGATTGGAGGGCTGAGATGGCGATGATGCAGCGGATGATGATCGAGGTGCCGGCCGCGTGGGACGCGAGCAAGGTGGACCTCGTCGAGATCGCCGTCTCCTCCGGGCTGAAAGGCATGGCGCGGCGGGGGGAGATCGGGTTGCCGGAGCTTCGGGCCGCGGCCTGGGTGCGGGCGACGATCGAGGCGGCGGAGGCGGGCGGCGTGAAGGCGATCGACTACGGCCGCGTCAAGGTCGACACCAGCCTGATGGGTGGCGGCGAGCCAACGGCGATGGTGGTGTCGGCGATCCGGCTGGTCGAGCGCGTCCGTGCGCAGGTCGGCGAGGCGGCGTTCCGGATCGTGCGCGCGGTCTGCTTCGAAGGGCGAAGCGTGACCGAGGTGGCGATCGGATGGCCGACGGCAAAGGTGAGTGATGCCGGTGTCGACACGAACACCCGCAAATACGTCGGGCGGATGCTGCGCGAGGCGCTGGCCTCGATCGACGAGGCGTTCTGCGGCACGCTCGACCCGGCTCGGTCCGGCGTGAAGGTGCGGGGGAAGGTGTCGCCCCGTCGCGGTGGCGCTTGACAGGGGCCCAACGCGATGGCCTCCTCATCAAACATCCAGACATGCGCCTCGGCCCGACGGCCGGGGCGTCGTCGTTTCTGGCAATCCCCTCGACATCGCCGACCCCTCGACCGACCCGACCGGCCCCGCCGCGCGGCCCGCCCGATTGCGCGGGTCCTTCCCCCGATCCCCCGCAATGCGGCGGACGAAGGCGCGGGGTGATTGGAGAGAGAGCGGGGAATGGAGCCTCAAGGTTTAGCAGCGGGCTCAAGGATTTAGGGGAGCCTCAAGCATCGGCTAAAGGAGGTGCGCGGCATGGGGGAGGTCGTCACGAAGGGCGATTTCGCCAGGCTGCTGAACGTCTCCGCCGGGCGGGTGTCGCAGTACATTTCGGAAGGGAAGATCTTCGGGCCGGCGATCGTCGGGGAGGGGATGCGGGCGAGAATCGACGTGGATGTCGCCCGCGAGCAGCTCAGGTCCGGTCTCGACACGACCCAGCGATTCTCGCTGAACGGACTTTCGACGCGGCTGGATGATGCGCCGGCGCCGGTGGTGGCGACGATATCCACAGGCTCTTCATCCTCGGTCTCTTCGCGGGCGGACAGCCTCGAGGAGCAGATCAAGCGGGAGAAGCTGGCGCAGGCGCGGATGCAGACCGAGCGCCAGGCGGAGGAGCGGGCGGCGAGCGCCGGGCGCTACGTGCTGGCGAGCGCGATGCGCGAGGAGGCGGTCAAGGTCGCGGCGCGGATGCTGACGCTGTTCGAGGGCGCGATCTCTGACATGGCCGGCGAGGTCACGGCGGCGGCGGGTGCCGCGGCGAACGAGGGCCGGACGCTGACGAACCGGGACATCACGTTTGCGCTCAAGGGGTCGCTGCGGAAGGTGCGCGAGCGGGCGGCGCGGGAAATCCGGGATCAGGCCCTGGCGCTGCCGGAGACCGTGCTCGACAGCGGCGGCATCGATGTCAGTGACACGGACGATGCTGTCGGCATGGTCCCGGAGCGGGCCCCGGATCTGGCCGAAGACGAGATCGACGAGGTGGAACCGGCATGAATGCGCCGATGATCCGGCTTGCCAATCCCGAGCGGATCGCCATGGAGGCGCTGGCGGATGTCCTGACCCCGCCGCCGCCGATCGATTACGAGAAATGGGCGGTCGACAATGTGGTGTTTACCACCACGGACAGCCCGTCGTTTCCCGGACCCTACGATCCGGACCTGTTTCCGTTCTTCACGGAGATCCTCAAGGCGCTGTCGCCGGATGATCCCTGCGGCACGGTGACCTTCCGCAAGTCGGCGCAGCTGGGCGGCACGGTGCTCGCCAACATCTTCACGCTCGGCAGCCTGACGATGGACGCCGGGGACATGCTCTATGTCCACCCGACCGAGGAGAACGGGCGGCGCTGGTCGCGGATGAAGCTCAAGCGGCTGATGGATTCCACGGCGCTGGTGCGCCGGCTGTTTCCGGCGAGCGCGAAGGACGCCTCCGACAGCACGATGCGCAAGGAGCGCCGGGACGGGCTGGCGACGCTTCAGATCGCCGGCGCCAATTCGGCGGCGGGCCTGTCGCAGATGACAGTCGCCCGCCAGGTGCAGGACGATCTTGCCAAGTGGTCGAACAACGACGCGGGCGATCCGGAATCCCAGGCGGACAGCCGGTCGTGGGCGGTCGAGTTCGCCAAGGTGTTCAAGATCTCGACGCCGATGGTGATGCCCGGCTGCCGGATCACGAAGAATTTCGAGGAAGGCAGTCAGGAATATTACGAGGTGCCCTGTCCGCACTGCGACACCTATCAGGTGCTCGAGTGGGACAACCTCAAGGCCAACATCGAGGCCGGGCATCTGGAGGATGCGCATTTCGACTGCGTGTCCTGCGGCTGCGCGATCGAGGACCATCATCGCCGGGCGATGGTGCGGCGGGGCAAATGGGTGGCGCGCCGGCCGGAAATGAAGGCGCGGCACCGGTCATTCTTCCTGTGGTCGGCGTATTCGGCGCTGCAGTCGCTGGCGCGGATTGCCTACAAATGGCTGAAGGCGAAGGGCGAAGCAGGCGCCGAACAGACGTTCCTCAACGACGTGGTCGGCGAGGCGTTCGTGACGACCGGCGAGGCGCCGGCCTGGGAAGATCTTCGCCGGCGCGGCGACGAGCTGGGTCATGCGCGCGGCACGATCCCGGCCGGCGGCCTGGTGGTCACCTGCGGCATCGACGTGCAGGGCAACCGGATCGAGTGGCAGGCGAACGCCTGGACGCGCAACCGGGGTGCCTGTGTCATCGACTACGGGGTGATCCCGCACGAGATCGGCGACCCGGAGGCGACCGAGGCGCTGGACAGGCTGACGACGCGGACCTTCCGCAACTGCGCCGGCCGGCAGATCGGCTTCGACCGGATCGCGATCGACGGCAACTATCGCACCGATGACGTGCTCGCCTGGGCCAAGCGCAAGCCGGCCTCGCTGGTGATGGTGGTGCGCGGCGTCGGCAAGGACGGCAAACCGACGCTCGCCTTCGTCAAGAAGGAATACACCAAGGCCGGCAAGGTGCGGAAACACGGCGGTCGGTTCTTCAACGTCGGCACGTCGGGGATCAAGCTCCGGCTCTATCACAACTTAAGCAAGGACGATCCGGTCTCGCCCGGATACATCGCCTTCCCGAAGTTCCTCGGCGACGACTATTACCGGATGCTGACAGCCGAGCGGCGCAAGCCGATCAAGCGGCGCAGCGGCTTCATCGAATACGAGTGGGTGACGGTGGAGGAGCGCAACGAAGCGCTCGACACCTTCGTCTATTCCTTTGCGGCCTTCTACCGCTACGCCGGCGACCAGCAGTCCGACGAGTTCTGGGACCGGATGGAAGCCGAGCGCGAGACGCCGATGGCCGGCGCGCAACTCGATTTCGAAGACCTGCCGCTTGGACCCTCTCCGGTGCCGGCCTCGCCTGCGGCGACCGAGGCTCCTGCCGCCAATCCGGCGGAGGCCAGGCCGGGCAAGTCGAAGATGACCGACGCACTCGCCGCGCTCGCGGCGCTCAACGGGTGACCCCATGACCGCTGACGAGATCCGAACCGCCATCGCCCGGCTGGAGGCGACCAAGCTTGACCGGCTGGCGGGCACACAGGTGCAGAAATCGGCCTATCCGGACACCGGGTCGGTCGAGTTCGTGGCAGTCACCACCGACGAGATCGACCGGGAGATCCTGAAACTGCGCGGCAAGCTCTCGGCCCTGACTGGCGAAAAGATCGGCGTCGGCCCGCTGCGTCCGCGCTTCGGATCTCGCTTCTGATGGCGGCCTCGGCAAAGCCCGTTGTGCGCGTCCGGGCGGGCGACACGACGGGGGCTTCGGCGCGGCTGGCGTCGGCTGGCGGCTATGCCGGCGGGTTCACGGCGCGCAGCAACTATGCCGCGGCCGATCTCGGCAGCCAGGCGATGGGCGGCTATCTGCCGCCGTTGCTGTCGGCGGATGCGGCGTGGCTCGCCGAGCGCGACGTGACGGTGGCGCGACTGCGCGACCTGATCCGCAACGAGGGCTGGGCGCAATCGGCGGTCAACCGGCTGACCGACATGTCGGTCGGGGCGACCTTCCGGCTTTCGGCCAAGCCCGACCCGGTGGGCCTCGGGATTTCGGTGGAGGCGGCAAAGGCCTTCGGCCGCGAGATCGACGCGGCGTGGCGGCAGTATGCCGACGATCCGACGTTCCGCGGCGACGTGCAGCGGAGGCTGTTGTTTGCCGGGATGGTTGGCCTTGCGTTCCGGGAAATGGTCGGGGTCGGCGAGGCGGTGGCGGTGCTGCACTGGCGGCCGCGCGCGGGCTGGCCGTTCGCGACCTGCCTGCAGATCATCGACCCGGACCGATTGTCCAATCCCGATGGGCGGATGGACGACGATCATCTGCGCGGCGGGGTGGAGCTCGACGACGACGGCGCGCCGGTGGCCTATTACCTGCGGCGGCGGCACCCCGGCGACGTGGCCGGTTCGCTCGACGCCTTCACCTGGGACCGGGTGCCGCGGTGGGAACAGATCGGAGACTGGGAACGGCCGCGTGTTTTGCATGCCTATGAGATGGGGCGCGCCGACCAGAGCCGGGGCATTTCCGGTCTCGTCTCGGCACTCGTCAGCACGCGGATGCTGTCGCGTTACTCGGAGGCGGAGGTGCGGACCGCCGCGCTGAACGCAACGATCACCGGCGCGATCTATTCGGAGTTCGGCAACCACTACATGGCCGAGCTACTGGGCGCCGACGAGAGCGAAATGGACTGGGGGGCGCTCAACACCCAGCGCGCGGAATTCTACAAGAACCGGCCGACCTATGAAGATACCCGGTTCCTGATGATGCATCCGACGGACAAGCTGGAGATGAACACCCAGGCGCGCAATACCTCCGGATTTCCGGCCTTCCAGGCGGTGTTCCTCCAGAAGCTCGCGGCCTCGATCGGCCTCTCCTACGAACAGCTGTCGATGGACTGGTCGAAGACCAACTATTCCTCGGCGCGGGCGGCGCTGAACGAGGTGTGGCGGCGGATCAACGTGCTGCGGGCGACGATCATCAACAGCTTTACCCAGCCGTTCTATACGGCCTGGCTTGAGGATGCGATCGACAGCGGACGGCTCACGGTCCCGGCCGGCGCCCCGGATTTCTACGACGCGCCAGCGGCTTATGTACGCGCCGACTGGATCGGCCCGCCGCGCGGCTATGTCGATCCGGTCAAGGAAGCGCAGGCCTCGCAGATGAGAATCGAGGCGATGATCTCGACGCTCGAGCGCGAGATCGCCGAACAGGGCGGCGACATCGACACGGTGCTGCCGCAGCTGGCCGCCGAACAGGCGATGCTGGCCAGCCTCGGCCTTCGCCCCAGCGCTGTCGATCCGTCGGTGATCGCGCCGACCGACGATCCCAACGCCGACCGCCGCCCCGGCGAGATCTGAGGACACCCATGACCCGACATCCTTCGCTGGCGGCCTTCACGGGCCGCCCGATCCCGCTTGCGCCGCAGGGCGCGGCGGGCGTGCAGGAGATGATCCTGCGGGACGACCGCAGGCGCGACGAGCGGTCGCTGCTGGCGCGGTTGCTGGGGCGGGGCGACGAGGCGCCGGCCGAAAAGCCCGCGGCGTGGACGCCGACCTATCTGCGCGGCCGGGCGATCGTTCGGCCCTCCGGCCTGATCGTGGCGGACGGCGTGGCGGTGATCGACGTGCGCGGGCCGCTGATGGACCGGGCGATCTGCTGGTACGACGGCGATGTCTGGGTCGAAGGCTATGACCGGCTGACGATGATGCTGCAGGAAGCCGAAGGCGATGAGGCGATCGGCGCGGTGATGCTGCGCTTCGACACGCCGGGCGGGCTGGTCGACGGGCTGGAGAGCTTCGCCGCGGCGATCGGCAAGGTGAGTGCGGCGGGCAAGCCGGTGCATGGCTTCGTCGGGTCGGCCGCGCTGTCGGCCGGATACTGGGCGATCGTCTCCTGCGACAAGGTCGTGTCGGCGCCGGAAGGCCTGGTCGGCTCGATCGGCGTGATCATCATGCATGCCGAGTATTCCAAGGCGCTCGCCGAGGCGGGCGCACGGTGACGGCGATCAAGTTCGGCGACCAAAAGGACGACGGCAGCTGGTCGGCGCCGCTGTCCGACAGTGCGCGGGCAACCCTGCAGGAGATGGTCGACTGGACCGGCGAGCGTTTCGTCGGCCATGTCGCCGCGCGGCGCGGGCTTTCGCGCGAGGCGGTGCTCGGCACCAAGGCGGCCGTGATTCCGCATTCCGATGCCGCGCTGGCCGGCGGCTTCATCGACGCCATTGCCTCCGAAGAGGAGGCCTTTGCTGCTCTTGCTGCGCTGGTGCGCGGCGAAACACCCGACGCCGGACCTGTGGCCGGCGCGGGAACCCCGGCCGATCCCGCGGCCACATCATCTGCAACCGAACAGGAGGCCGACATGGCCGTGAAGACCAAGATGGCGGCGATCCTCGCCGGCAAGGATGACGCCGAGACCAAGCTCAAGGCGCTGGCGAAGCTCGCCGAAAGCGCGGAGCCGGAGGAGGAAGCGGCGGACGGCGAGGACGACGACGAGGACGAGATGGCCAAGGACAAGGCCGCCGAAGACGATGAGCCGGAGGAGGAAGCGGCGGAAGGCGAGGACGAGGAGCCGAAGGCCGCCGCCACCGGTGCCATGGCCGCCGTCGCGCTCGCCACCTCGCCCCAGGCCAAGGGCCGCGAGGCGCTGGCGCGCAAACTCGCCGCCAAGGTGCAGGCGAAGAAGCTGACCTATGGCGAGGCCAAGGACATGCTTGCTGCCGCGCCGAAGAGCGGCCGTCTTGCGGAGGCGATGGGCGGGCGCACGCCCGCGCTCGGCGGCGGCGGCGGCGCGCCGGCCGGCGGGGAGAAGGCGGCCGAAGCCTCGTGGGACAAGGCCTTTGCCAAGGTGCCCGGCGCCAAGCCCCGCTGACCCCGGCTTCTGATCTTCACGACGCGCGGACAGCCGCGCGGCCCTGATCTGACCTGACATCCAACTGGAGACTTCCCGATGGTTACCCTGACCGAGGCCCGCCACGCGGGCGGTTTCATCGTGAGCGAGGCCAACAACTTCCGCTCGCGCGACGAGGTGGTGATTGCCGAGGGCGAGGTTGTCGCCGCCGGCCAGGTGCTGGCGGCGCTCTACGGCGACGCGCTGACGGCCGTGTCTGCCGCCAAGAGCGGCGGCAACACCGGCAACGGCACGCTGACGATGGACGCGACCACGCCGGTGCTGCCCGGAGCCAAGCCCGGCGTCTACACGGTGCGCTGCATCACCGCCGCCAGCAACGGCGGCACGTTCCGGGTCGAGGATCCGGACGGCAACGTGCTCGGCGACGTGGCGGTCGGCTCCGCCTTCACCGACGACATCAAGTTCGCGATCGCCGACGGTTCGTCCGACTTCATCGTCGGCGACGGCTTCGACATCACGCTGACGCTGGACGCGGCCGACGTCGTGTGGGTCGCCTTCGACCATGACGGCACCGACGGCAGCCAATATGCCGCGGGCTTTGCCTATGACGCCTATGACGCGACCGACGCGGCGGTGCGTGGCGTGGGCCTCGTGCGCGACTGCGAGATCTGCGAGGCGGACGTGACCTGGCCGTCCGGGATGACCGCCGGCGAGAAGGCCGCGGCGCGCCACCAGCTTTCGCAGCGCGGCATCATCCTGCGCTGACCTTTCGCCGGCCGCAGGGCGCGGCCGGCCCCCTTCGTCCTTTCCCCTTCCCAAGCCGGCGTGGTCGCCGGCCCCTCATGACAAGGATCAACGCCATGGCGACCATGGATGTCTTCAAGAACGATGTCTTCTCGGCTGTGAGCCTGACGGCGGCCGTCGACAAGATCGGCTATGTGCCGGGGTTTCTCTCCTCGCTGCCGGGGCTCTACGTGCCGACCCCGGTCCGCACAACCGACGTCTTCATCGAGGAGCGGTCGAACGCGCCGGCGCTGATCCAGACCAGCCCGCGTGGCGCGCCGCCAAAGCAGAAGGCCCGCGAACTGCGCACCGCCCGGTCGTTCCAGACGCTGCGGCTGGCGCAGTCGTCGACGATCCAGTCTTCGGAAATCCAGAACATCCGCGCATTTGGCTCCGAGACTGAACTGGAGCAGGTACAGGTCGAGGTGGCTCGGCGGCTTTCCCTGATGCGGGCCGACATGGAACTGACCCGGGAGAACATGCTGCTCGGCATGGTGCAGGGGGTGGTGACGGATGCCGACGGCACCCCGCTCTACAACTGGGCGACCGAGTTCCAGCAGACGATCCCGGCGGAGCTCGATTTCGACCTCGACAACGCCGCGCCGGCCTCCGGCGTGGTGCGCAAGAAGTGCAACGAGGTGGTGCGCTCGATCACCCGCGGCCTCAAGGGCATGGGCGGCAACGCGGTGCGGATCGTCGGCCTTTGCGGTGATGCCTTCTGGGATGATCTCACGGCGCATTCGGAGGTGCGCGAGACCTTCCTCAACACCCAGATGGCGGCCAGTCTGCGGGAAGGCAACGCCTTCGAGCAGTTCACTTTCGGCGGCATCACCTTCGTCAACTACCGGGGAACGGACGACGGCTCGACGGTGGCGATCGGCACCGACAAGTGCAAATTCTTCCCGCTCAACGCCGGCATCTTCCCGATGGCCTTCGCCCCGGCCGAGCCGTTCGACTTCGCAAACACACTCGGCAGGGAGTTCTATTCCTGGATGGTCTACGACCGCGACCGGAATATGTGGGTGCAGCCGGAGATGTACTCCTACCCGCTGCCGGTGTGCGTGATGCCGCAGGCGCTGCACCGCGCCAAGCGGACCTGACGGCCCGGCGGCGATGGCACGCACGGACCTCGGCGCGGCGCACAACGCCGCGCAGTTCGGGATGTGGGGCGTTCCGGCGTCCTACATTCCGCCGGGCGAAGAGGCCGGCATCGCCTGCACCGTGATCGTGACCCGGCCGGACGCCATGGCCGGGTTCGGCGACGGGCGGGCGGTGCTGGGGCGGCGGGTGCTGAAGGTGCGGGCCAGCGAGGTGACGCCGGCCGAGGGCGGGACATTCGTGATTTCGACCGGCGAGACGGTGACCGTGCGTGCGGCACCGCGGCGCGAGGATCCGCTGCGGCAGATCTGGACCTGCGAGGTGCCGTGATGGCGGGTTCGGATCGGGCGCTCGTCTCGGCGGCGATCGAGGGCAACCTGCCGGCCTTCGTCGAGGGGAGGATCGCGGCCGTCGAGACGGCGATGATGGCGGCGGCGCGGGCCACGGTCCGCGCCGGCGTCGGCCGGCTGCGGGTGGATGTGGTCTCGGCCGGGCTTGGCCAGCGGGTCGCCAACACCTGGCGATCGGAGGTCTACCCGAAGCGCGGCCGGTCGATGGCGCCGGCCGGCTACATCTACAGCCGGGCCTCGGCGATCGTCTCGGCCTTCGAGGAGGGGGCGACGATCCGGCCGGTCAAGGGCTCGGTGTTCCTGTGGCTGCCGACCGAGCATGTGCCACGCCGGGGCGGGCGGCGGCTGAAGCCGGAAGAGGTGGAGAACAGCTTCAACATCGACCTCGACATCGTGCCGTCCTTGACCCGGCCCGGCGTCTATCTGGCCGTGCTGCGGGCGATCAGGACAAAGTCGCGGAAGGGCTTCCGGCAGGCGAAACGCGGCGAGCTGGACGCGGGCAAGAATGTGACCAGCGTGCCGATGTTCGTGCTCGTCCGCCAGGTGCGCCTGCAGCGGCGCCTTGATGGCGCGAAGATCCGCACCCAGCTTGGCGCCGAATGGCTCGGGTCCGTTTCCCGGCATGTGGCCGATGCGCTCGACGACGAGGGATAGGCCATGAGCACGACCGACACGGTTCTGGCGGCGCTGCACGCCGCGCTGGTGGCAACGTTCACGGCGGCCGGGCTTGGACCGGTGCACCGCGACCGGGCGGTGCCGGCCTCGCTGTTCGAACCGGCCGAGGGCGGCGAGATCTACGCCAACCTCGCCGACGGCGACGGGCGGGTGACCGAGGTGCTGATCGGCGCGGGCGACGCCGGCGGCAACATCTACGAGATCGAGCACCTGGCCGAGGTCGACTTCGCGGTGGCGGACGTGGACACGGATCGCCGGATTGCGAATTTCGATGCCGGGCTGATCGCGATCCACGATGCGGCAAAGGCGCTGGCGGCGGCCGTGGCTGATGATGAGCATCCGCTGCACGCGGTGCTCGGCGACGCGGATGTGGCCGAGGTGCTGCGCAGCAACACCGTGTTTGACGGCGCGCCGCAAGTCAAAGCCGCGACGGTCAAGGTCTCGCTGAACATCCAGAGCAACCGGCCTTTCTAGTGGGGGCCATCCCTCTTGCGGTTCCCTCCAGAGGGATAGACACGCCTGCCGCGCCACTCTTCCAAGGGGCGCATCCCGCCTGCGGTTCCCTCCGGTGGGATGCGCGCGCTTGCCGCGCCTCCTGCGCAAGTATTCCCCGGCATGACGCCGTTTTCTGACAACTAGGAGATCCTGACATGCCGACACTGCGTCAGCCTGACGGCAAGGAACTGCGGCTTTATCACCTCGAGGAGGATGACTTCGGCGCGGCGGTGAGCGGCGGCGACTACATTCCGACCGTCTGCTACTCGTTCGGGCTTCGCCCGGCCCGGCCGCTGGAGGCGGACAACCTGCTGGGCGAGACGCTGACTACGGTGCGCGATCCGGGCGCGCCGGCGCCGGGGTTGACCGACGTGTCCGGCCAGGTGGTGGTGCCGCTCGATTTCCGGCACATCGGCTACTGGCTGAAACTGCTGTTCGGCGCGCCGGTGACGACCGGGTCCGCGACCTACGCCCACGTGTTCACCTCCGGCGGGGTGGAGTTGCCGACCTGGCATCTGCCGGCGCCGATCGGCACGGCGCGGGCGGTGCATTCCGGGGTGGCCGCCAAGACGATCCAGTTCCAGCTGGGGCAGGAGGCGGGCTATCGGCGGGCGACGATCGCGCTGATGGGCAAGGACACGGCCTACCCGTCGTCGTTCGATCTCGGCACCACGCCGGCGATGCTGGCGCGCGCGCCGTTCGCCGCGTCCAAGGGTGTGCTTGCGATCGGCGGGGAGCCGGTGGCCAACCTGCTCGGCTTCGACGGCACTTATGACAACATGATGGAGGCGGAGCGCTTCGTGGACGGGTCCGACACGGTGTCGGGCTTTGCGCCGGGCAGCGCCGACCCGAGCTTCACCGGCTCTCTGCGGCTGCGCTGGCTGGACCGGGCCTACGAGGAGCTGGCGCTGGCCGGCGCCGCCTCGGCGATGACGATCACCTACCAGACGTCGTCGTCGCTCAAGCTCGTGCTCTCGGCACCGGCGACGTATTTCGAGCGCGGCGGGCCGGAGATCGGCGGGCCGGGGCGGATCGAACAGACGGTCGGCTTCCGTTGCGCCCAGAGCGCCAGTGCGGCGATGCTGACCGCGACGCTGACCAACGACGTGGCGGCCTACTGATGCTGCGGCTGATCTCGCCGGCGCTGCTGGCGCCGGCGGCGCTGGTGCTGGCGCCGGGCAGCGTCGTCACCGTGCGCCGACTGACGATGGTGGAATGGGAGGCGGCCGAAGCCGAGGCCGGGGCGCTGACGGAGGCGGTGCGGGACGGGGCCGACGTGCTGTCCGGCCTCGGCGTCGACCTGCCGGCCGAGGCGGACGGGTCGATTGCCGGCCTGCCGCGCTACCTGCTGGCGATCGAGGTGGGCATTCGGGCAATCACCGGATGGGACGGGATCGGGGATGCCGAGGGCAACCCGGTGGAGGTGAGCCGGGACGCGGTGGCGCTGCTGGTGGCCGTCCCGCGCCACGGGCGCAGGATCCTGGGCGCCGCCTTCGGTCACGTCGCGAGGTGATCGCCGAGGGAAAAGGGTTCGCCGCCTCGCAGACTGGCGCGGGGGAGGTGGCGGAGAGTATTGCGCCGGATGCCGGGAACTCGGCGAGCCCTGCGCCCGGGGCGGACGCGGGGCGGACGGAACCCGCTGCCCGGAACACGAGGACCGGCCGAAAAGCCGCGACGGCGCCGCCGCCCTCGCCCTGACGGGCCGGCCGGGCTGCTGGCACCGGGCCGGGCTTGCCGGCGTGGTGACGGGGCTCGACCCGCTGGCGGCCGTGGCCGCCGCGGCGCCGCAGGAGCCGGAGGTGTTCCGGCGGCTGGTGGCGGAAGTGGAAGCCGGGTTCCTGACCGGGGCGCGGCGGCGGATGGCCGAAACGGGGTGATCAGGGGTTCGGGGTGTTGCCGAACTCGTGGCCGCAGAAGCGGCAGACGAGGGCCGCGCGCTTCACGCTCTCCGCACAGCGGGGGCAGAGCTTGAAAGCCTCGGGATGCTGGATAGCCGGCTCGGTCTTTTCTGCGATCGGCGAAAGTAGAAGCACGATGATCACGCCCACCAGTGGGCTGAACAGCAGCGACACAATCATCCAGGCGCCGAAGGACCGACCCCGGCGCTGGGCAAAGCTGCCTACCAGAAATGAAAAACCAAGCCAGCCAAGAAACGTCAGCAAGAATTCCATGTGAGCAGCCTCGACCCGGTCCGGTTGTGTAGCGGACCAATCGTAGCACGACCATTCGGCATATGCGGAGACAACAGATGGCAAAACCCGGCGGCAACGTCACGATCCGGCTGGCGACGAACAACACGGCCGCAGTGAAAGCCGAACTCCGCAATCTTGGCGCCGAGGGTCAGGCGGCGTTGCGCAAGATTGAAGAGGCCGGCCGTGCGCCGGGTGTTGGCATGCACGCGCTTTCCGCCGGCATCCGCACTGCCAAGGACGACTTGGCCGGGCTCGGCAGCCGGATCGGACCAATCGCGGCCGGGCTTCGATCGATGGCCGCTGGTGGGGCGGGTGCGTTTGTTGGCGGTTTCGCGGTGGGGGTGGTGACCGAGGGAATTCAGGGCCTCGTCGCCAGTCTCCGGGCGACGATGACCGCGATGTCTGACCTCAAGGCAGAATCTGCGCGGGCTGGCATCGATGTCGAGCAATTTCAGGCGCTGGGCTATGTCGCACGGCAATCGAATGTCGATGTCGGGGCGCTTACGGACGGCATCAAGGAACTTTCGCTTCGCGCCGACGAGTTCATCCAGACGGGAGGCGGCTCGGGTGCCGACAGTTTCCGCCGGCTCGGCTTCACGGCCAGCGAACTCGCGGGGCGGCTGAAAGACCCATCCGACCTGCTGGTCGAGATCATCGACCGTGTGGAGGAACTCGACAAGGCGGCGCAGATCCGGATTTTCGACGAGTTGTTTGGTGGTACGGGCGGTGAGCAGTTCGTTTCGCTGATTGCACGAGGATCGGACGGTGTTCGCGACATGATCCGGGAGGCGCACAGCCTCGGTATCGTGATCGACAAGGACCTGATCGAGAAAGGTGATGAGCTCAACAAGAGGTTCGAGCGCCTAGTCGACATCATCGGAAGCGGTCTCAAGCGCTCGCTTGTCGAGGTGGCTGGTGTCGTCGAGGGTATTATCGATGGCCTCTCTGGCGACGATCTGGCGACCAAGACTGATGCTGAACTGCTTGAGCTTCTCAAGAAGTACGAACGACGCGCAGGGCCTCGGCGAGGAATCAACGCCGACGACAACAAGGCCGAAGTCGAAGCCGAGCAATTGCGCCGCGAAAACATGCGGTACAACGATCTGGAAGAGCGCAGGGCAAGGGCAAAGCTTGATCCCCCGCCCGAACCGGTCATTCAGGGCACGCCGCCGGTCCCGACCAAGTCGCCGGCGAAGGATCTGGGCCG